TGAAACGTGATTGACCAACGGTAATCTCATCTCTATACTTCGCCGCCATTGAGCCCTGATGGCGGAATTGGTAGACGCGGCGGATTCAAAATCCGTTTTCGAAAGAAGTGGGAGTTCGATTCTCCCTCGGGGCACCAGCACAATGAAGAAAGGCCTTGATAATCAAGGCCTTTTTTTTCGTCTGGCGTAAAACTGGCGTAATGAAGGCGAGCCAATGCGTTCGATGCAATGCGCACCTCAGAAAGGTGGAGAGCCACGAAACCGATGCTCATCACGCCTCAGCTTCGATAAATCGAAGCGAGCGACTCGCACCCAACTGTTTACGCCGAACTCCGGACAATGCTTCGCTAGCACTCCGTACCGCAAGAAGTTGCAGCAACGCCATCTACTAATACGGAAATCTCTGTGATCATGAACGACAGAAATATTCACGCCACCCTCATAAAAATCAAAGATATAACAAACTTTCACATCCGCGATACGACCGATGCAGACGAGATTAACTTTTATAGCTTCGCCTTCGACTTCTTAGATCTCAAATACTACGGCTCCCAGATTAAGAGTCCTTTGTTCACGCTGAACAGATTCAGTCTTATGTTCGTTTTCAACCTAAAAAAAGATGTAACCAAGCTGGCCATATTGGAAGCGATAAACCAATACAACTTGGACACACCACTAATTAAGACCGAACTCATAAGACTTCGCGGAAAGAAACTTGAAATAAACTTCTCAAGTGACTTCATCAATAACGATAACGAAATAACACAAAATCAACTAGAAGCCACTGTCAACATTTTGTCCGCAACCCCAGAAGATTTTGGCAAGCACTTAACTCAAAGAAAGATAGCCTTCGGCCAAGCGTGAGGTTGCAAAATGAGTATCATCAACATCATTTTTGCATGCGTAGCCTCCATTATTTACTTCTTGGTTTCTGGAGTATTTAAAGAGCAAGCCAAAACAGCAGAGTGGGCCTTCGGCATTGGCGTACCGTGCCTCATAGCCGTCACCCTACTACTAAATTATATCAAGGACAAAATCTCAGAGAATGATCCGTCTAGCAAGCTCTTCAAAGCCACTTCAGAACTGAACGCTCTTAAGGCCACTCGCGACACAGACATAAAAACTCTAAAGAAATCAAATGAAAATGCTATCAAGGAGTCAAAAAACAAATATGAAAAAGAGATCGCAGAACTAAAGACTGAGATAATCCATCTCAATGGAAAACTTAGCGTAAAAGATACAATCATCCACGAAATCAGAAACGGCATCACCAATGGGTTAATTAAGCACGGCGAGAGCGAGATATTTTTTCAGTACGTTAAGGATTTGGCCACAAATATAAACTCTGACCAAGACATGAACACCCTAGCGCCAGTTTCGAATAAAGAGACGATAAAATACATCGAAATGTTTAAGAAGATTGAGCGATGACCGGCTTTTCGGCAGCGTGTGTCAACTTTCAAAACCTATCAGCACGCGCTATTGCCGTATTTCAACCGAGAGTTTGCCTTTACGTAACAAGCCTGTCTCTGCCCTCCTTTGATACGTAATCACTGTCCGGGCACCCAACGCCAGCGGGTGATTTCCTAGCACGGTACGAGCTGCCCCTAGGCGCCAGCCGCTGAGAGAGCAAATCTAAAATCCGTGGGGGTCTTAAAAAATAGCGATATCTGTAATATGCCTTCCGAAAATTGTCTGTAACCCTTGCAGTTCGGGGCTTTCAGCGATTCTGAAAAAGGCGATATTGAAGCGATAAATTGGCTATATTGTTACCTTTCTAAATAGCTATATTTACATTCTTTAAAACCCAATGAATCCGGGGGCTTGAGGAAAATATTACGTTTCATATCGCTTGATATTACTTCGCCATGTAATACCGCAAGACCAAAGAAAACGTGGCCTGCAGCGTAGCTCGAGGGGTCATATAGCCAATATCGCTATTTTCAGAATTACCCCCCTCTCCCCTGAGAACAAATCTCATCAAGACCCCGTTTTTCAAATGTCCGAAGCGGCTCCCAAACGCAACAGAGCATGTGCATCCCCGTGAAAACTGATTGCAGCCCCGATATCCGCTGCAGGCCACGGCCCGACTGACGCACACCGTTTAACGTCCCTCCCGGATTGATTGCAATTCACCAGCACTCTCTGATCGATCACGATTTTGAAAATGCACTGAAATCCCCGTTTTTCAATTTTTCGTCCAATGAATCCGGGGGTGTCAGCGTTTGGCCGCTTTCACCTGGTCAGCAGTCGCTGTGCAACCGCGCTTCATTTCCTTGCAAAACCTTTCACAAAATGAAAAGGCCGATCACCTGCAGAGGCCCACGGGCGGCGCGGGCTGCAGCCGTGTTTGCACTACCCGGCGAATTGCACAAAAAAATTACGCAAAGCCCGTCGGCGGGAGGGGGATAAGTGCTTTTCTCCACTGTTTTTTTTGCTGGATAGATTTTGCCTTCCGCGATGAGCGTCTCAATGGAAATCGTTGTGTAGTCCTGATAAGAATGTCTGATTTGGCTATGCTCATGCCTACAGGTCAAAACCGCACCGAAATTAGCTGTTAAAGATACTGATAATTTAAATGCGAGGTTATTGAATGCTTCAGATAATTTCCGGAAAACTTTTTGAAGGCGAACCTGGACAGGAAAACGTTCTTCGAGGGGTTCTATATACAAGCGCTAACTGGTTTGGGGATGAGCCGCTTGTGACCGCCGCAGGAACTATTACTCCTTTATCTCACTTGCGTGGAAATAGAGCAGTCTATTTCGAAGCGGTCGAAAAAATTGAAGATAAACCAGGCGTCGGCGTTATTGCTTCGTACACGATAGAAAAAGTCATAACTGAATTTTCAGCGATAACATCATTTGCGCTAAATATTATATGCACGCCTAATGTCAATCTCCTGGAGCGCTTGCTGGATGAGTCGCCGAGTGTTGGAGTGCCGATGTTACCTGGGAAACATATAGAAAGAGTTTTTGATAGAAAGATAAATATAGTTGAATCTGATGGTGAGTTCTTACAAGAATTTATTCAAAAGCTGATCGATTTGCCTAGAGGTAAATTTCTGGTTGCTGTTAGAGCAATTCAGAATTATGTTACCGCGGTTCATCGGCTCAGTGATAATCTCGAACTATCCTACACACTCTTTGTGGCTTCGATTGAGTCACTAGCCCAAAAATTCGATGGTCACATAGCTGAATGGTCTGATTATGAGCACGGCAAGAGGGGGCAAATAGACAAGGCATTAATGGGTGCGGATGATGATGTCAAAGCTAAAGTTCGTGCAGCCATTCTAAAAATCGAGCATACCGCCGCATCGAGACGCTTTATAGATTTTTCGATTGAGCATCTACCGCACGATTTTTTCAGCAGTGTGGATGAGTTATCGCCGCTGCCGATAGGGAAGATAGATCTCCCAGAAGCTCTGAGAAATGCTTACTCAATAAGATCGAAATATATGCATGAATTACTGGCGCTTCCTGATGAGCTTAAGTATCAAGAGTACAGGGCGCAGATGGTTGAGATCGACTGTCTAACTTTATTGACTTTTCAAGGATTAAGCAGGCTGGCTAGAAGTATTATTATCGAGTTTGTAAAGCGCCAGGAAGTCGTCAAGTCAGAGTCGTATAACTACTTGCATGAAATACCAGGAATAAGAAGAGCGCGACTTACGCCTGAACTGTGGATCACTCAGCCTGAATGTATCTCTATTGGTAGTGGGTCCGACTTTCTGAACGGCTATTTACTTTTATTCAGGAAGTTATATATCAGTGGCTGCAAAGAAAAACTTCTGAATATTTCTGCTTCGCTTGCTGCTGCGTTAAGGCTTTATCCGAATATGAGTAATGCTCAAAAGCTCCCCTACGCGATACTGCACAGGGTATGGAATTTAGTGTGCGGCCAGGATAGTCGTAAGATTCAACCAGAGCTGGAAGATGATCCTGGATATGTCAAACTTACAGAAGAGCCATCAATAGAGTCGCTTTTGACGCATGCGGTCATAGGTAATGATACCGGATGGAGCGAACCTAATCATACGCGTATATTTAAATCGTATTTCAAAAAGAGGGAAACCGGAAAAGTGATGAGGCTTCCTCGCGACTTGGAGGCATGCGTCTGCTTAGCATATGCTGAGCGCTTGAGAATTTTAGGCCTACAGAAAGAGGCGAAACAACAGGTTTCGTTAACGGCGGACAGTTTCCTGAACTTCCCAGCCATTCGAACATTTGAGAGTTCTTATGATGGACTTTCTGAAATCAAATGGTTAGAAATTATATTTCCAGCAATTAAAGACGAGCAGTGATACTTTTTAAGTCGCTCCCGATTTTCGTTGTTTTAGTGGCGTAAGACGAGAAAAGAGGGCTATTGTCTGGTGGCGGAGTTGGGCCATGAGTGTGTTCGGTCAGTTGGACATTCATCTGCTGCACTAGGTCGAGCAGATCACATAGTACCTGCAGCACGTTGACCGACTCCGACCCCAACCAGGTTTTGGGCGCCTGCAGGTGCTGGCTGACTCCCACCACGCTCTTGCGCAGTCCCTCAATCCTTTCCTCCATGTCGCCACCCACCGTGGCGTTGTGCTTCCGCCCCACCACCAGGTTCAAGTCCCGCCCCGTCGCCTGGTGCAGATCATCCACGGCCGCCAGGCTCGCAGACCCGCCCGACAGCAGCTTGAGTGCCCCCAGCGCCTCGATCTTCTTGATCCCACCCACCGACTCAGTTGAATGGTCGTCCACCGACCTAGTGTGGCTCTGGAAGCTCTCAGTGTTCTGCATCGCCTCCACTTCGCGCTCGATCGCCTTGTCCTGGATCTTGCCGTCCGTTTGGCGCAGCCAGTTGCCGTCGGCGTCAACGCGCTGCTGGCAGGCCTCGCTGTGCTGCCACACCTGGTCACCCTTCGGAACTCGGGGCAGGCTCAGGCCGTGCGGCAGGATCTGCGTGATAAAGGGCTTATGCGGCAGGCCGTAGGCAAAGCTGACCACTACGGTGGTGCCCTCTTCCGGGAAGCCGAACATGCCCGCCTCTTGCCCGCCCATCGGTGCCGGCAGCGGTAAGCCGGTCAGGATCTGCAGCGCCGGATCTGGCTCGCCGTCGGGCAGCAACACTTCCACGTCGACGCCAAAGCGCGGCCGAAAGTCGTCGCACAGGCCAGGTGCAGCCGGCGCATCGGGCACGGCCACCACACGGCCAAAGCGTGGCAGGTGATAGCCACCGGTGAGTTCGGGGAATTGCCGCTCTACGCTGCGACGGATTGCGTCGTCCATTTGATCGCCATTTGGTTGCCGGCGAGGGTCACGCTGGTGATCCTCTCTCCCTGGTTGATGGTTGCACCTGGGCGCAGTCCTGGAAGGGCCGCGATCATTGCGCTCTGATTGCCCTGGTAGCCGTCGAACAGTTCGACGGGCAGTTCCAGCGGCGGGCGGATGCCAAAGAAGCTGTCAGCCCAGCTGCCCACGAACACGTCGCCGTCGCCCTGCTGCTGCCAGATAAAGTCGGGGATGTTGAACACGCTGGCCAGGCTGTCCATGGCCAGGTAACCAGCGGCCAGGCTGTAGAAAAAAGGGGCTTTGACCTTGGCGTAGGCCTTGTCCGGCACGCGAAAGCGCAGCCCGGTCTTGTCGCTGACCTCGGCCAGCACGCCCTGCAGGTCGACGTGGCGCAGGTTCAGCGGCATGGGCTGCGACAGGATCGCCGCCAGTTCGCGGCAGACCAGGATCTGCTGCACGCTGTTGATCGCCGTGGACCGCTCAACGAAGCCGATGAAGTGGCGTTGCAGCGGGCTGTCGTTGTAGCCAACATCGAGCATCACCAGGCCTTTGACCGGGACACCGGCCTGAATGGTGAAGGTCGCCCGGCCCGGGCTTTTGATATCCAGCCGGACTTCATCCTTGATCAGTGGGTAAGGCGTGCCGCCGATCGTCAGTACCTTGTGCAGTTTCATGGTGTTGGGGCCAGCCAGTCGTCGACCTTTTTCAAGGTCCGTTCAAAGCCACTCAGTTCCTCGGGTTTGCCGGTACCGTCGCCCCCAACAGCAGCGGAGCCGCCGACCGCCGAACCCGGGCCGGACTGCGACGTAACGCCGTTGCTGGCGCGCCGGTTCTCCACCCGCTCAGGGTTGGACAGCTTCTCTGACAGGGTGAACTGCACCAGCCACTGATTGAGGGTGTCGTCCTCCCGCGCACTCACACCGTCACTGAACTGCACTTCGCGGATACCGAAAGCGGCGGCGGTGTCGTTAACGATGCGGTACATCTTGAGCTGGCCACCGCCGGCCGTGGCTTCGGCCAAACGCATCAAGTCACGCAGTTGCACCGCGTCAACGAACGGAATCGCCAAGCTCACGGCCAGGGTTTTGGGCTTGAAACCCTTGTGCGCGGTCTGGCTGTTGCTGGTCTGGCCCGACAGATCGTCGCTTTCGATACGCAGGTTGGCGGTGATTTTCAGCCGCTTGCCCAGGATCTGCTGACCATCAAGTAGAAGTGTCATAGGCCGACCAACTCCCGAACAAAGCTCAAGCCATCGAGCGAGCCCACCAGCAGCACGCCGGCGCACAGCACCCATTCGTGACCTGGTGCATCGCCCTGCAGCAAGGCGCGGCGCAGTTCGTTGTTGTCGCCTGGGCCCAGGATCCGCGCACGCATGCTGTGATCGGCGTTGCCGTC